AGCAATACCGCTGGCTCATGGAGGGCTTGAGCGTTGACCAGCCAAAGGCCCACAAGCCGGTTTCCGGCTTGGAAATCGTCTGAGAATCACGCAAAAGTCAAGAGTAAAAGCAGAAAAAACTAAAAAATTTTTTAAGCGGCGGCAAGGTGGGCGGAAAACAGGTCGTTTGAACTCGCAAAGCCCAAAATTTCGCGCGGATAATTGTTGATCCAAGTTTCGACGCGAAGGATATATGCGGCGGTTACTTTCCGGAAGTCTGTTCCTTTCGGCAAGAACCGCCGTATCATTTTATTGATATTCTCATTCGTTCCCCGCTCGAACGCGCTATAAGGGTGGCAATAATAAGCCTTCGTGCGTTTCCGGTTCTTCCCGTAGATTGATTTTTCAATTCCGGCGCAATCCGCAAATTCCGATCCGTTGTCAAACGTAATGCTTTTGAATATCTTTGAAAAGCGTTTCCCGTATCGGCGTTCCAGCTTGTTCAACGCCGCCACAATGCTGGCGGCTGTTTGATCCGGTATCTTCATAATGATTTCTTGCCGCGTCAGCCGCTCCGAAAGGACGAATAACGCTTGCTTCGTTTTTTTCTTCCCGCAAACGCAATCGCCTTCCCAATGCCCGAAGGTTTTTCGTTCGTCAACCTCCGGATCGCGTTGTTCTATACTTTCGCCCGCTGACGTGCGGGCGGCTTTCTTCCGTTCCACTTTTTCATATTTCCGCTTCCGTTTTCCTTTCTCCGGTAAGCTCTCGCGGCTGATCCCGTAGAATATGCCTTTGTCGATATAATTATAAATCGTCTTTTCGCTGATCTGCGTCTTGAAGGTCAGCCCCAGCCGTTTGATTTCCCCTAATACGGCGGCGGGGGAGAACCCTTCTTCGCCGATCTTCTTTTCGATGAATGCGGCTAATTCGTAATCGCTTCCGATCTTCAATTCTCCGCCTTTTGCCGCAAGGTTTTCACGGTATCGGGCTTCGGCGATCTCCGGCGAATAGCGTTCTTCCGTCGTTAAGTCGGAATTCAAATGCGTATAGGTTCCGCGCTTTAACTCCCTGTAAATCGTCGTATTATGGACGTGCAAACGGTCGGCAATTTTGCAGGGCTTCAAGCCCTCTTTTAACGCCTTTTCGATTTTAAGGCGATCCGTCCACGTTAAATGCTTGTGCATTCTCTTTCCTCCTTCCTCCGAAAGAAAAAGGGCGGCATACCCTGCCGCCCTCCGAAGCTCCGCTTTATTCCGCCAAGAATTCTTCAATCGCTTTCTTGATAACTTGCGCCTGCGCCGTTCCTGTTGCGGCGCATTTTTCTTTGAATGCTTCCGCCATCTCCTTCGGAACGCGAACGATAATCGAACCGTATACGCGGCTGTTATATCGGTTCTTCACCGCCGACGAAGTTTTCGTTTTCCTTTTCTCCGCCATCCTTTTCACCTCTAAAACAATTCTTCCGCTTGAACGTAGGCGCGCAATTCCTCTTCATCGGCGCAAATATCCTTCGGAACTTTGTATTCCACGGATAGCCCGCCGATCTTGCAGGACAGCACCCAGCATTCGCGGCGCTCTTCGATCGAATATTCCCTTGTGTCTTTGCGAATAATAATCATATTCCGCCCCTTTCTGCCCGCTCCGTTGACAACGGCGGGCAATATATATTATAATAGGGCTTACGGGAAGGGCGGTTTCCCGCCCGTTCCCTGCCTATGAAAGCTATTTGCTTTCTTTGGGATTTGAAGCCTTGCCGGATTTTTGCTTCTTCAAAGTGATTTTGATAACAACGCTTTCCACCGCTTCGTTATTCTCAATCGCTTTTGAAAGCTCCTGCAAGGCTTTTCCTATATCCTGCGCCATTTCTTCACCCCCTTTCTATGCTTTTATTGTAACATACTTATTGCAGTATGTCAATAGATTTCCCGAAATAAACAAGAAAAAATCATAAAAACAAGGCGACGGGCTATCCCGTCGCCTTTATTCGTCCTCTAAAAGCCAATCAACCGAAACGCCCAGCACCTTTGCGAATATCTTTAATTCAAAGTCGGATACAAAGCGCGTTCCGATCTCTATTCGGCTTATGCTGTCCCGCTCCATATTAACGCCCTGCGTCTGTATCTTTGCGGCTAAATCCTCTTGCCGCAAACGCTGGATCACCCGCGCTTGCCGCACTCGTTCGCCGCAAATATTCTTTTTCCCGTTATAGTCGTATATCTTCATATCGTGTGCGATCCCTCTTCATTCTGATTATTTGCAAACGGCGTGTAAATATTCCGCTTTATTCTTGATTTTAGCGCGCGGAAGCCGTATAATTGTGTTAAAGGTCAGAATGGGCGTTTCCAGCCTAAAAAATTTACAATTATCAGGGGAGGTATTCACGATGAAGAAGCCTGTTATCTTGTGGATCGTTGCCGCTTTGTTCCTGTTTTGCTCTTTCCCGTTTTTCGGTCAAGGGAATATCGGCGCGGGCGTTACCGGAATAGCGATCGCCGCCGCGCTGGGCGTGTTCGGATACGTAACAATGAAGAGGGCGCAAGCCGCCGCCGAAGCCGAACGTAAGAGGGCGGAAGAGGAAGCGCGAAGGAAGGCGGCGGAAGAAACGCGCCGGAAGGAATATGCGGAAACGCACGAATTTCTAACGTGTCCCGTTTCTGGCGTTACGTTTGACAGCCGCCAGCGCGTTCTCGCTTCTCTTTACAGGGACAGCGAAGGCGTAGGGATAGACGGATCGCTTGAAGCGTGCGAATACGAAGGCGCGCCAGCCGTCAGCGTGTTTGCCGAAGGGGATATGATAGGATATATCCGGAAAAGCGATCTTCGCAAGGTTCTTCCGATCCTCGAACGTGTCGAAGATGTTACAATAACGATCGACAACTTCGACGACGGCGGAAGTAAAGTCTACAACGCGGAAGCCCGCATCGTTTACCATATTTGAAGCCAACAAAAAAAGCCCCGCGAAGGCGTGTAGCCCTCGCGGGGAATTTTTTATCGACGGGATAGCCCGCCGCCGAAAGCCGCTTCGCGGAAGGAGGAAACGCGGGCGGCGTTGTCGGTGTTAGTCGTTTTCTTCGCCTTCCGCTTCGATCAGCCCGATATACTCCGGAAGATTGAAAACGGCGGCTTCGATCAGTTTATCCAAGCTGTCGGGATCAATGGTAAAGCCCTTTTCCTGCAAGAACTGCACGACATAGGCTTTCTTTTCTGCGCCGCGCCCGCTTCCCACGTAAAGCTGTTCGGCGGCTTCTGCGGCAACCGTTACCCACAATTCGATCTTCTCCAGCTTGTCCGCGTCGATTTTCCCTTTCAGCCACGGGATCACGAACGCGGTAATAACTGCCGCGACAAGCGCGATAATTGCTTCCATAATGGGTGTAAGATCAATCATTTATAAAACCTCGCTTTCGTCTGTTTCCGTTTCCGGTTCGATTTCTTCTTTTTTCTTCACTCTTGCGACAATGATTTCCGATACACGTTTCAGCATAAGCGCGCCGCACTCGATCACAACGGCGGAAAAGTAGTACGTAATCAGCGTTGTTTGTTCAATCCCCGTAATGAGGAAAGAAACATACTGCGCCGCAATGAAGATCGCCGTTGTAATTCCGATCGCGACAATAACTTTTGTTGCGAAACGTTCGTCCGCAAGAAACTTCTTTTGACGCTTTCCGCGCCTTGAACGCTTCCCCATATTTCCCCCTTCCATAGATTGCACGAAATCGCACGGCGTGCGATCCGATAACGCGCGCGTGCGATCCGTGTGTTAAACAAGCGTCAGATCGGACAGCTTCACCGCCGCGACAACCACGCCGCCGTATGTAATCACGGCGCGATCTCCGCTGATTTCCTTTACGACGTGATCGCGGTTATACACGAAGGAAGCAAGGCTTTTCCCGTCGTGTATAACCGCGATCAGCTTCAAGCGCACTTTGCTTCCCACCTTCACGGAAGCCGCCGTGCCGCCGCTTCCGGTCGTAATAAAAGCGTCAGAATATCCCGCCGCTTTCAGCTTTGCAAGCATAGCGTCGGCGTTTGCCTTCTTGCTGAACGCACCCACCTGTACTTTGTAATAGCCGCCCGTATTCACGACGTAGGTATCGAAACCAGCCGCCTTCAATTTCTTTTCCAGCGCCTGTGCGTTCGATTTCTGCTTGAAAGCGCCTGTCTGCACTTTGTAAAGCGTACCCGCTCCGGAAGAAGGCGTTTCCGGCTCCGTCGCCGAAGCGCCCAGCCTCTTGTTTACCTCCGCCGCGATCGCGCCGTGCCTTTCGTACAGGTAATCCCCTGGGCAAGATTTGTTCGCGTAATCCCTGTGAACTGTCATATTGCAACCGTTCAAGTGATTAACGCGCTCGTTCTTGTTCGTAGACCACACAAGTTTCTTGATCCCGTTACGGCGGCAAATATCCGTTACAAGGTCGAGAAGCGCGGCGTATGCTTTCGCGTTCACCGCGTAAGGGTGTGTCGTGTCGCTTGCAACCTCGATCGTGATTGCGCGGTTATCGTTCGCCGCGTTTGAACTGCACCACGAGCGATCCTTTTCTTCGACATACATTCCGATACGCCCGTCAACTCCTACGCCGTAATTTGAACTTGCCTGTCGTGAAGTAGGCGCGAAGATGTTACCCAGCGTTTCAACGGAACATTGCCCGACGACGCAATGAATTGTAATCGTGTCGATCTTGTGATTGCGCGGGCTTGTCCTGTTCGGTGAAATCCGCGTGTAGTCCACCAGCGTGCTGTTGCTCATTTTGAAAACCTCCTTATATTCAAGAATGGGAACGGCTCATTTGCGAACCGCTCCCGCTCTTTTTCATTTGTTATCAATCTGCTGTTCGATATGGTCAATTCGTTTGTGCGCCTGTTTCGCCGACGCTTCGACGGAAACAAGCCTTCCGACGAAATCCGTATTTGTCTTTCGCTGTTCCCGCTGTTCCGCTTTCACGTCGTCGATACCGCCTTTGATGTATCCCAGCTCCGTTAAGATCGTTGCGTCGCTCTTCGCTTCCTTCGTCTTGTCGCTGTCCCTGTTACGGACAAAGGCGATATATCCGAACACGATTGCACAAACGCCGCTGATAACGGAAATTGCGGATAAGATCGCTTCGCTCATTCTCAACCCTCCCCGCTGTTCACTTCTTCCCATTGCCACAAAGAAGGCGTGTCGGGCGGATATACGCAATTCGGCATATCAGCTTTTGCAAGGTAGATTTTCCCCTTGTAGCTGTAATATTTCCCGTTCTCGACGTTGACGACAATTCCCGCTGTTTCCGGATACGGGATCGGATCGTCAATCGTCCCCGTGTGCGTAAGCTCCACAAGGCGGTAATATGCGAAGGTCGTTTCGACGGGATAGGAAACAGCGTTCGACGTGTGCGGCGCGATAATCTCGTAATAACGCCCGTTGTACTTGATGATTTCGCCCACGGTGTTGTAGGCGTGCGCGTCCTCGTATTCCGGATAGTCGATCACTTCCGCCGATTGCAGGATCATTTCGTCGGTAATCGCTTCCGTTCCCGCCGCGCGATCCTGCACGATCTGCGCCTTGAAGGACATTGCAAGAAGGGCGGCGGTACTTTCGCCCGCCGCCTTTACTTCTTGCGTTTCCTTCTTCACTTCTTGTAATTCTTTCTTCACTTCCGCGTTTCCGCCGCCAGCTTTGTTACGTTTTACGCTCATTCAAAATTACCTCCGATCCCCGATACCCAGCACGCCGTCAGCGCGTCGCCGCGCTCAACGGTAACGCGGATATTTAATCCGAACTGCGTTGCCGTGTTTACGGTGTTTTCAAATACGTGTGCCAGCCCCGAAATTACCGCGTTCGTGCAATCCTCCCATACGGGCTGAACGTCGTAAGGATTGTTGCACGCCTCCACCTTGAAAGTACCACCAGCCGGAATATCCCTGTTCACATTGATATTGCACCGCGTCGGCTGGCTCTCCGCCTCCAGCGGCTCCGCAAGGGTAATAACAAATCTGTTGATCGCCTTCGTGAACGTAAGCGTCCGCGTTGCGCTGTTTCCGGCGCTGTCGGTCGCGACAATCTCGATCGTGTGCTGGGCGTTCGTCAGCCCCGTAAAGGTGTTTCCGCCTACGGAAAGGGTAAGCGTTTCACCCAGCGTTACGTTGTTCCGCGTGTTGATCGTGCTTCCGTCGATTTTCTCTACGACGTTTACAACGTCGTTATCCGGATCGGTAACGCTGTATTCGTAGGTGAAATCCTCGCGCTTCACGCCAAGATCGGCATTCTGCCCGCTGATAACGGGCGGCTGATTGTGGATTACCGCAATCGCGCCGCTTGTCGTGTACGCGGAAGAATTGCCCGCCGTGTCAACCGCCTTCACGCGGTATTGAAGCGTGTTCCACGAAGTCGATACCATTTCCGAAAACGTGCGGGCGGCGGAACTCTGAACCTGTGTCCACGCGCCGCTGTTCGCGCTTCTCTCGAAAACGTAGGTCAGCGCGTCGCCGTCCGGATCGGTGGCTTCCGCGCAAGAAATATTGATATTCTGCCCGCTGTACGCCGTATCCGGCGCGGTAATGCTGGGCGGCGCGGAAGGCGCGGCGTTGTAGATGATTTCATAGTTTCCGCTTGCGTTCGGGCTGTCAGATACCAAGATTGAAGATTGCAGATTGCAAAGCGGGCGAACGCCCCCGTTCCCGTAGCAGGCGCTGCCGTAGTTCAGCGTGCCACCGGAATAGACGCGGCGGACGCCGTAGGCGCGCGACGAATCAGGCGTGCGAAGCCACCAATACCATCCCTTTGAAGTCGTGAAGTTACTGTTTGAATACTCCGAATTACTCACGCATTCCGCCGTAGGATAGGCAATACGCGAAGCGTTGTTGCTGAACAGGGCAAGAAGCGCGCCTTCGGCGATCCCGTTTTCGTTTGCAAGCCCCACTTCGGTGGTAGACGCAAGAAACATTTTCGCCGTGAAGGTTTCGTAACTGCCGCCGTCCGTCGAAGATTTTACGACGGTAAGCGTTGTGTCGAGAAGCTCCGCAACGAACTTCGGATCAAGCATAGCAAGGAAGCCCGCCCAAGCGTCGTATTCGTTGTAATTGTCCCATACGTTCGCGTTCGTCGGCGGCGCGTCTGCGCTGTGCTTTGCGCTGTACCAATTTCCCGCCGTTGCGTTGCTGTTCAGCCATTGCAGGATATTTGAATGAATATGCCTGTTGTTACCGTAATTTCTTCGGTCGCTGTTGCTGCTGCTCGGCTCTTTCGCGTCTGAACACATAAGCTGGATAATCTTTTCGGTTATCAGTGTTACGCTATTCGACGGATAGCCGCTGTGGTTCTTGTCGGCAACCTCGAAAATGATCTTTGCGCCGAAGCGCGATTGATACGCCGAAAGAACCGGAACTTCGATCTTGTCGCCCACGGAAAGTGAACTTATTGCTTTTGACATTTTCCCGCCTCCTTTGATTTGAAAAGACTGTCGTAATAATGATCCGTCCTTCGGATCAGGTGGTAACAATTTCCCTTTGAAGCGTGTCCCCGCCAGCTTTTGTAAGACTGTTCGACGGTCGCCGTCGTGATTTTGCCCCGCTCCACAAGCCCGCGCATTTTCTTCAACTTGCGTTTCATATTGTTCTTGCATCTTCGGCGCACCCCTCGAAATCAAACCCAGCCGCCGTAACGAAAAGCGTTCCTTTGTTTCCGGTTACGGTCGTTCCTGTGATCGTCAAAGCATCTTCGCCGCAACGTTCGCACGGCGGCGAAAGCTCGATAAACAGGTTCCCTATAATGCACGACAATTCCGCCCGCGTGCAAGCGTACCGCTTTAACATTCGATACGCTGTAAGCTCTCGTTCCATACGCCCGTTGTCGTAACGCCTGTAAGGTCGTCAAACAGGATAAGGAACGGATTATCGGTAATATCGTTGAAGATCACGGCTTCGATCAGATCGACGCGGGCGGTCAGCGCCGTAATCATATTCAGAAGGTTTCCAGCCGCGTCGTCGTCCAGCACTTCCTGCAAGCCTTCAAACCAAGTGTCGAAGTCCGTTTGCGCTTCCGTTTTGAAGTCCGCGAAATACTCTTCCAGCGCGTCGTACTGCGTGTTTCCCTGTAACTTCAAGGAATTCATATACGATACAAGGGAATTGTACTCCGCCGCGCTGTCGCTTTGGTATTCCTCGAACCACGCTTCAAGCTGTGCGTTAAAAGCTGTCGTGTCGATCGTGTCTACCAGTCCCGCTACAACGCCGCAAACGGTACTGTCAAGGCGCTTGTCTGTAATGCTCGAACCTGTGATCGCGGTTACACCCGCTCCCACGTAAACGTCGGCGATCGCCAATTCGTAAATATCCGCGTCCCGCTCGACGGCTGGCGCGGTAGGGGAAGCCGAATACGAAGAAGATTTCGCCTTCACCGAAATAACGCGGTTCGTCAAGTCCCATTGAACCACAATGCGGTCAATGCGGTTCAAAACGCCGTCAGCCGTCGCAAGCGTCAAGGAAAGGTCGCTTGTGTTGTTGTAGAAATAGCCGTTGATCCACGCTTTTCCCGCCTTCACGGTTACTTGCATTCCGCTTCCGGCTACAACTTGAAGCCCCGTCGAAGGAACAGGGAAAACGCCGTTTCCGATGAACGATCCGAAATACGAAGCCCAATCTTCCGCCTTGTATTTTCGGTCGCCGGATACGCTGTTAAAAAAGCTCGATTTTTCCATATTTACACCCCTTTATTTTGTGATCTGCCGTATCTGCGTTAAAAGCGCGGGCAAACTTTCGCCGAAGGTTATATCAATCTCTTCGACGTTGTTTTGATAGGTTTCCGCAATTTCCGTTATGCGAACGTCAATGCGAATTCCCCAGCGCTTGTTCACGCAAGTAACGCGGTCGCCTAAATCATAATCGGTTCGGTAGATCAGATTTGCGAAGGTGTTTACCTTTGAACCGAACGAAAGCGTTTCCGCGTACTGTTCTAATTCCTCTGCACCTCGGGCGGAAAGAAGCGCTAAATACTCCGTATCCGTAAGCGATACTTGTTCGCCGTCGTCGTCCTCGTATTCCTGCACAATATCGGTGGCGTTTATGAATACCTCTTCACGCTCCAGCCCTGCTGCCGATCCGCCTACTTCGGCAACCTTCCGCGCAACGCCTTCTTTCTCTTCACCGCCGACGAACGCCGTTGTTTTTAGGTTTTCAATGCTGTTCGTGTATTCCTGCTCGACGATGTTATCGAATTCCTGCGAAAAGATACAAGGCGCATTCCCCGCGCTGTTGCCAGCCGTAAGGTCGCGCCCCTCGTAGACGGAAAAGACGTGCGTACCCGTGCGCGCGTCCGTTCGCATTCGTATTCCCAGCTTTGCCGCCTTCGCCGCTGTTTCCGCCGCAAGCTGGGCGTTTGTGTACTGTTCCGAAGTGTAGTCGATCACGCCGCTTTCGGTGTCCGCGTCGTCGTCCGCGATCGACACGTCCGGAATTTTTCGCACGGTATCAGCCGGATTTGTTACGTTCTCCCGTACAATGCGGTATAAAATGTTCTGCGTTGTGTCGTTCGTGATAATCTGCTTCTTGATTATCCGCTTCCCGATCCAAGCGATCAGGAACTTCCCTTGAACTTCGATTTCCTCCAGCCCCTGCGAATTCTTCGTAATATGGACATACCGAATTTGCGCCGCTTCATCGTCGCCGCGCTTCATAATGATATTGTTCTTCACCAGCATTCGCGAATGCTCTTCGGTGAAGGGAACAAGTAACTTGAATTCGCCGCAACTCCAATAACGGCGCGTCCATATCAGCGAAGCGATCTTTTCTACAATCCCTTGAAGCTCCATTTCGGAAGAATAGACGTATAATTCCATACCGCTACACCCCCAAATACAAGTTATTGTGATAGATAGATACTTCAAGATTTTCTGCGTTCGTATCCGCCGAATAGCGGAAAAGGTTATCGCCCACGGCAAGCTGTAAATATGAACTGTCAACGTCAAGATAACGGAAAGCGTCGCTTTCCGCGCCGTTTCGCGTCAGCTTCACGGATTTTTCGCCGTACCCCGTCGAAACGGTCAGCACGTCGCCCGCTTCAAGCGAAATATTCGCCTTGATGAACTCTTTCGTATTGACGTTCAAAAGCTGGGGATTTGTTAGCGCGCCCAGCGCGCGGAACTCGATACGGATACCGCTTTTCACGTCGCCGGAATTGAATACGTTGACGATCAGCGAAGGCTGGCGGTAGCCGATTTCCCAATCCGGCGTTATTTCCAGCCCGTCCGGAACAGGGAATTCAAAGCCGCCGATCCACGTTGCTATATCCTCGCGCGTTTCCGCCTCTTCCCGCCAAAACGGATTAAGGCACGAAAGCTGGATCGTGAATTGCTCGAAAATCGTTCCGCGCTTAAAAATAGGCGCGTTGTTGATCGTGCAACCGATAACCCGCTTGAAGTCGCCCAATTCGTAAGTAAGCGTCGCGGAATACTGCGGATTTAATATCCGGTTCAGATTGCGGCGCAATTCCTGTATAGCGATCTTGTCCCGCTCCTTGATATGTCCCACGATGTCAATATCGCGGCTTTCAATGCGGTATCCTAAATACGTATCTCCGTCCTGCCCCATACTGTTTGTTGAATAAATAGCGTTCTGCACGTCAGACAAGCCGGAAACGTCCTTGAAGTTTACGTGATACGAAGAAGCAGGGGAAAAGACAACGCTTTCCCCCCGCTCGTTCGTGTAGGTCAATTTCTCTTGTACTTTCATTAGGTCATTACCTCCCGCGCAATCATTCTGAACTGCCGCGCCGCCTCTCGCTGTTGCTGGGCGTAGGAAGTATCGTTCGCATAGATGTTTTGAACAACCTTGAACGTCGCTTCCTGCCCGCCACCCGTGCGCGGGCGCGGTTCGGGATCGTCCGGAACGGCGCTGTCGGTCGCCTTGCGGATCGTCTTTTCAACGTTCCGCATTTCACGCCCGAAGCCTTCGCCAAGCCCCTGCGCCATATATTCGCCGATACCCGCAAACACTTTCGACGGGGAAGCAATATCCATTTCATCTTCAACCGCCGCGACAATCTCGCGCATCATCGAACGCACGCGGCTTTCCAGCCAGCTCGACATATTTTGAAAGCCCTGCCAAATGCCGCGCACCATCTCTTCGCCCGCCGCTGTGAAGTCGGATACGAAGGAACGAAGCTCCGTCAAGATAGGCTGTACGATCTGCGCCACCTTGCTTGTAATCTGCGGGATACCCTGCACCATACCGGAAGCGATATTGCGGTCGATCGTAACGCCCACGTCGATGAACTTCTGATTTTGCGCGTTGAAGGCGGTAATAATGCTTTGCGTGATCTGCGGGATCTTCGCGGTAATCTGCGGGATACCGTTAATCAGTCCGGAAGCAATGTTGTTCCCGAAGTCCTGTCCGGCTTGAATAAGCCGTTGCGCCTGTGCGTTCAGTCCGGTAATAACCTTCTCGACGATCGCGTTTATTGCTCCGGAAAGCCCTTCGATATTCGCCATAATGCCGTCATTCACGGCGCGCACCGCTTCGGCGGCGGTAAGCTGTCCCGCTCCGCCCATTGCGGCGGTCATATCAGCCGAAACGCCGTCCATACTTTCGCCGAAGCCTACGCCCACGCCTTCGCCCATATTCGTACCGATTTCGGCGAACACGGTTGAAGGGGAGTGAATGCCGAAGAAACTTTTAATCCCGCTCACAAGGGAAGAAGCCCAGCCGGTTACTTTGTCCCATAACCACGAAGCCGCGCTTGAAATACCTTCCCACAATCCGTGAAGAAGGTTTGCGCCCGCACTCACCATTTCGCCGCCCAAACTTGCGAACGCCTGTACGATACCGGAAACGATCTGCGGAACCGCTTTGACAATTTCAACAATGATCGTCGGCAAATTCTGAATGAGGGAAACAAACAACTGAACGCCCGCTTGAATGATCTGCGGGATATTCTGCACAAGCGCGTTTACAATCCCGCTGATAATCTGCGGGATTGCCTGTACGATCGTCGTTATGATCTGCGGAAGCGCCTGTATCAGCGCCACAAGAAGGTCAATGCCCGCTTGAACAATCAGCGGGATATTTTCAAGAAGCGCTGTAATGATCCCGTTTATGATTTCCGGAATAGCCGAAACAATCGTCGTAATGATTTCCGGAAGGGCGGAAATAAGGGAAGTCAGAAGGTCGATACCCGCTTGAATGATCTGCGGGATATTCTGCACAAGCGCGTTTACAATCCCGCTGATAATCTGCGGGATTGCCTGTACGATCGTCGTTATGATCTGCGGAAGCGCCTGTATCAGCGCCACAAGAAGGTCAATGCCCGCTTGAACAATCAGCGGGATATTTTCAAGAAGCGCTGTAATGATCCCGTTTATGATTTCCGGAATAGCCGAAACAATCGTCGTAATGATTTCCGGAAGGGCGGAAATAAGGGAAGTCAGAAGGTCGATACCCGCTTGAATAATTTGCGGGATCGCCGCCAGCAGTCCATTAACAAGGCTCGTTATCACTTGCGGAAGCGCCGCTACAAGAACGGGGATCGCGTTAATGATACCCTGCGCCAGCCCTGTAATAAGCTGTAATGCCGCGTCGATCAGCATAGGGATATTGTCAACAAGCGACTGCACGATCTGCATTACAATTTGAACGATCATCGGAATAAGTGTCGGCAAAGCCGTTCCGATCCCGCTTGCAAGCTGTTGAATGATCTGCGCCGCCACTGTTATCAGCATCGGGATATTATCTATCAGTATTTGCATTATTTGCGCTATAATCTGCATAACTGCCGGAACCAACGTCGGCAACGCTTCAATAATTCCGGTTGCAAGCGTCCCGATCATCTGCATAGCAAATTCAAGGAAACGCGGGATCATCTCCACCAGCTTTTCTACGGCAAACATAACAAGCCCCAGCAAGCCTTCGGAAAACTGTTGCGCCGCGCCTTCTGCGCCCTCCAGCGCTCCTGTCAGCCCTGTTCCGATAAGCTCGACGAACGGCGTTATCTGTTGCAGAAGATCCGCCGCAAGCTGTTTCAGCTTCGTAACGATAGGTTCGGCAATCGCCCCCAGCGCCGCCATAGCGCTGTTAAGGTTCGCCGTTGCCTTCTGCGCTTCGATAATATCGCCGTTTACCTCTCTGTAAGCCTCCGCCGCGTCTGAATAAAGCCCGTTCAGCGTTTCCGTAATCAGCGCTTGCCGCTCCTGCTCCGAAGTGCAAGCGTCCAGCTTTGATTGAAATTCATCTTCCTAATTCGCTAACTTCCGCGTATTCTTTGCGAATATAATATTTGTCGCCGTCGTCAACGTGCGCCATATTCCAAATATCCATAACGTCGTTGCGCGTCAACAAACCACGGTCAAATAATTGTGTGCTGATATTCAGCTTTGTATTGTTGCTTGCGTATTGAAGCCTGTTCGCGGTAAAGGTAATTGCGTTCCCGAAGGATAATTCCCGCTGTGTGTAGGTCATATTCGACATAACCAGCGAAAGCTGGATCGCGAAAGGCTCGATTTTCCCTTCGTAATAGGCGTTCCACTCATCTTCGGTGAAGGTGTTTTGAATGATTTTCGCGTTCGTGCCGAAGTAATTAAAAACATTCTCGTTGATCTGTGCCATCTGTGCGGCGTTCACGGTGAACGGCTTGCTTTCAATCGGCTTTACGTCTGCAAATTTTGCATCGTAGATCACCATTCCGGATTGATTATCCGCCGAAAGGTTATCCGCCGTGAAGCGCTTGCGCTCTTTCGTAATATCCTCCGGCTTTAGCATATTTGCAACCTTCGCCAAGAAGCGAATAGAAGCCGAATTCTTTACGCCGTTGATAATTCCTTGATTTTGCGTATGGATCAACTGCATTGTAGGTCGAAGCGCGGCGTTGCTTTCCCCGAAGAAATCGTCGCTATACTGAAATTGCGTCAGCACCCCGACGCGCTCGAACTCGATTGCCGCCCTCTGCCCGTTTGCGAACGTGTAGCGCAAGAACGGCGCGCCCTTGTATTCGACAACCTCGCAACGCTGTGGAAGCAGGGGATAATACCCCGCGATCCCGCCGTATTCATCTTCGATCGGAACAATGAACGCCGTGTTATTCACCGAAAGGATCGTCGCGATCCGGTAAATAAATTTTGACGTGTCCATAAACGGATTAGGGCGGAACTGCAATACTCTTTCAAGGTTCTTGTATGCCGTACCGCTGATTTCCGGTTTCAGCTTTGAACAAAAATTTGCAAACGAATGGATCGCCGCCCGCGTAAGCTCCATTTCGTAAAGGCTTTCCGGCGCGTTCGCGAAAACGGGCGAATACCCGTTAAGCATTTTGAAATATCCTTCCGCTTGAATATCCGAACGCGGTTTTCGGAAAATCGTTTCAAAAATTCCCATAGTGTTTATCACCCCGCATTTTTCAGCATTTCGCCGATCTCGTTATAATACTTCTGCCGTACCGTCATAGCGTCGATCACGGAAACGAAGCCGTCGATACGCGCCCGCTGTTCGATTTTTACCGGACGGAATTTTCGCGTTTCCATATTGTGCTTTAACGCGACGTTAAGGAAATGTGCTTTCAGAAGGTTATTATCCGCGATCTTGAAATTGCCGTCTTTGATTATGCCTTCAAATTCTCGGATAACGGGCGCAAGGTTTTCACCCTGCCATACGTCGTCCGTCTGGAAGCCCGCCGCCTTCAAGTCGTCAATCAGGTATTGCGCGCTGTAACGGTCATACCCGATCTTTAGGATATAAATTCCGTACTGATCCCGAAGGGTAGAAAACCATTCGTAAACGTCCCTGTAATCGACGTGATTTTCGCCGGACAGCTTCACGATCCCTTGCTTGACGAAAATATCATACGGCACGCCGTCCACCGCTTGCGCGGTTTCAAGCCTGTTCGCAGGCATAAAGAATTGTGTGAAGGCATACAGCACGCCGCCGCGCTCGATTATCACCGAAGCGGCGGTCAAGTCTGTTGTTTGCGATAGGTCGATACCGCCCACCGCGTAGCTGTCTTTGAAATCCTCCAGCTTTATTTTTTCTCCCGCTCGATCTACGACGACATAATCAAGCCAAGCGACGGAAGAATTCTGCTTGATATTGCAGTATTTGCAAAGGAATTCAGCCCGCTTTGAAAGGCTCATTTCCGCAACGGCGATTTCCTCTTTGAAGAACTCCGGCGAAACGGAAACGCCCATATTCGGATTTGCTTTTTTAAGCTCTTCAAGGTCGTTCCATTTCTCCACGTCGTCAATCATATAAAGCAGGGGAAGAAGGCGGCGTTCCTTGCTTCCGCCTTTCAGAAACGCCGTAGATCGCGCCATCAATTCGTCGAAAATACCGTCGTTTTCATATCCCGCCGTACTGATAGACAGGATCAGCGGCTGGCGGCGTGCGCCAAGCGCGGATTTCATTACCTCGTATTGCTTCAAGCCGCCGTCGCCGCGCCAAGACGCGACTTCATCGTTCACGACTAAATGCGGATTGAAGCCGTCCGATTTCTTCGCATTGAATGCCAGCGGCTTTATTGCCGTGTTGCTTTCCTCGATGTAAATATCCGAACGGCGCTTCTTCGCAAGCTCCGAAAGCTCCGGTTCTTTTTTAATCATCTGGAAGAAGTTATCGTAAACGATGTTCGCTTGTTCCAGCTTCGGCGCAAGGCAGTATATTTTCGCGCCGTATTCGCCGTCAAGATATGCCATATACGCGATCACGGCGGAAGCGAAAAGCGTTTTGCCGTTTTTCCGCCCGATCACAATAAACACTTCGCGGAATATCCGCACGTTATCTTCATCAACAATCCCGAAGATCAGCGATACCGCCGCTTTCTGCCATAACTCCAATTTCAGAAGGTCGGTTCGTCCCTCGCAATGATGGCAGAAGTTTTCGATAAAGCGAATTGCCTTGTTCGCCTTTTTTGCGTTGAAAAGAAAAAGCCCGTTTTGAAGCCCGCTAACGATGTATTCATAAATCAGCCGCACCCATTTCCCGACGACAATTTTTCCCGTCGTTATGCCGTCGTAATACTCGTAAATGTAATTTGAAAACGGCATTTTTATTCGTCCCGCAAGGCTTGCAGACGGCTTTCTTTTTTCTTTTCTGGCGGCACAAGCTCACAAAGCTGTTTGATTATGGCGGCGTGATTTTTCGTCATAGCGATATGCGTTTTTACTGCGTCGCTTTGTTTTGTCCCGCTCTGATTTGCGCCGTTTTGGTATTCGACGGTGTATCCCTCTTCGTTAATAATTTCCTGTAACTCTTCAAGGGATACCGCCATAAATGCGGCGTTGCGGATAAGGCTTTCTACGGTCTGCAACTTGTTTTTATCCAAGTCGCGGAAAACCCGCTTCAACCTGTTTATCTCTCTCTTGATCTTTTGATCTTTCGTTAATTCCTTCTTTGTCGCCATAAATTATCACCCCTTTTCGGCGGATACCTACACCCCTTTTTCGCGTACACCCGTTATGCGCGCGCCTGCGGAGTAAAATTAACCTCCCGCCCTCGGTGTTTCACCCTCCCTAAATCCTCGGCGAATAGGGGGGAGTATCACGTTTCCGTTTTCGTCAAACGAATATCGCTTTTTCCGCTTCGATCGATGGTGTTCTTTGTTATGGCAATCTTGACAAAGCGCTTCGAGATTATCCCACGAAAGCGCAATGTATGGATCGTTTACGTTTTGCTCTGTCAAGTATGTTTTGTGATGTGCAATCTTTGCGGCGACGGGATCGTCCGGTGTAGAACAACGTTCGCACAAGTAGCCCTTTGATTGCAAGAAGGCATCACGGCAAGAACGCCAAGCGTCGCTGTTGTAGAACTGTTCTGCCCACGGCTTCATACTCGCACCTTCCTTTCCCGCGCATAATAAAAGCGCCCTTCCGGATTGCTCCGAAAAGGCGCTATTCGTGCGCTTGCGTCTTGCGTAAGAATTCATCGTAAACAGTATAGCATAGATATATTCCCCTTGCCACCCCTCGATATTGTCGCGATATTGTCATTTATTCGCCCGCCTTGCGCCTGTACGTTGCCGCACTCACCGCCGCCGCGATCCCGAATACGCATACCGCCATATCGTTTACGATCTTGTTCCGCCATCTGCACGCGGTCTTTACGCCCTTCAAAACGCCCGCTTCTTCAAGGTCGAAGGCTAATTCCTCCCACGTGTAGGGCTTGCCGCTCTCGCGCGGCTTGCCTTCGTAATCCTCGCCGAAGTAGTACATACGAACCACCGTGAATTCCTTGCGGTCGCGGTAAAGGTTTATAGCCCTCTCCAGCCGCTCGAAGCCGTACTTCGTTTCCCGATACTGCCGCCTTTTTTCTTCCCGCATTTCCTCGACAATATCGGCTTCGGTTCTCTGCTCATAAAATCCCGTGCTTTTGCTCCCCGCCGCGAAGGTCTTTCGCCCTGCGTGATATTCCACTTCGCAATAGGCTTCTTCATTAGCGACAAGCGCCGCCAGCTTCTTGTAGTTATACAAAAGCGTTTCCATAGCCTTGAAGTAATTGACATACGCGCCCGCCGTGTCTTTGTATGCTTCATACGCACCCGCGCGGGCGGCTTCGTTGATCGCTTCGCGCAACTCTTCGGAAATGCCCGTTTTTTTCTTCGCCATTTTTCAGCCCTCCGTTTTCCGCTGTAAGTAGTCGATAATCACGCTTGCGGCTTCCTGCCAGCCCTTGCAGATTGCCGCCGCGTAACCCTGTTCTAAAAGCCCGTCGATCCAGCGCACCTGTTCTTCGCTGATCCTCCCGCCGCGTTGCCGTTTAAGCTCGATATAAAGCCCGTGATTTCCGCCGCGTGCAACGGGAAGGCAAAGATCCGGAACGCCGGATTTCAC